GTTCATCGTTTTATGAAGGAAATTAAATCACCTGAAGCTTTAGCATTTTATAGTTTTCAGAACGCTATTGAAACCGTACATAGTGAAACATATTCTTTATTGATTGATACTTATATTAAAGATACTACTGAAAAATTAAAACTATTTAATGCTGTTGATACTATACCTTGTGTTGGAAAAAAAGCTAGATGGGCAATGAAATGGATAACTAGTAAAGATGATAGTTTTGCTACACGTCTTGTTGCATTTGCTATTGTAGAAGGTATGTTTTTTTCAGGTGCTTTTTGTAGTATTTACTGGTTAAAAGAAAAAGGTTTGATGCCAGGTTTAACATTTTCAAATGAATTGATTAGTAGAGATGAAAGTTTACACGCTGAATTTGCGATATTATTGTATTCTTATATACAAAATAGAATCTCACAAAAAGATATACACGAATTATTTAAAGAGGCTGTTGATATTGAAATAGAATTTATATGTGATAGTTTGCCTTGTTCATTGCTTGGTATGAATTCTGATTTAATGTCAGAATATATTCGCTTTGTTGCAGACCGTTTAATTATTCAATTGAATTATGAACCATTATATAATGCTAAAAATCCATTTCCTTTTATGGATAGAATTGGTATTGATTTAAAAACAAACTTTTTTGAAAGTAGAGTAAGTAATTATGCTAAAGCTGAATTACACGCTGATAACACTAAACTTGATTTTAATATGGATGATGATGATTTCTAATTTAATTAATTAATTTTAATAAAAATAATTAATAAAAATAATTAATAAAAATAATTAATAAAAATAATTAATAAAAATAATTAATAAAATTTTTTTTATTAATTTATTTTTTAGATTTTTTAGATTTTTTAGATTTATTAGATTTATTAGATTTATTTTTTTCTTTATATAAAACTAATTTAGAGTTTCTATTTTTAACTTTAGCATATGTTTTTTCTTCACCAGCTTTATTGGTATAAATAAATTCTTCAGCATTATTTTTTCTTGCATTTTGAAGTGCTTGCATAAATCCATTTAATTTTCTTGGTGGCATTTTATTTAAATTAATAAATTAATTTAATTAATTTAAATATTTAAATAATTAAATTAATTTTTCAATATAATAAATACTTTGTAAAAAACTATCAGCGAGATCATCTTTTTTTTTATGTAAATTAAAAAATTCTTTATAATTATTTAATTTCAGATAATTTAAATATAATAATGTATAATCTATTGCTTTTTTCTTGTTAATACTATATTTTATTTTTGTGTTATAATCTTTATTATCAATATTTTTTTTTAATTCTTTAAATTCGTTATTTAATAATAATCCTATTTTTAATTTATTTGAGGCATTAATTAATTTAATTAATTTAATATTTTTAATTAAATTTGTTTTTTGATATAAAAAAAATCCATAAATTAACATTTGAACACTTTTCATAACTGGATTTTTTAACACTGGTTGGTTTTCTAATAATACTATATCAAATTCTTTATCCTTAAAAACCTCACTTAATTTTATATATAATCTTTTACTTAATTCATCTATATTAATACTTTTAACTTTTTCATTATCTTTTAATATATTTATAATATCCCAATCTATTATCTCAATTTTATTTATATTATCATTATTTATATTATTTAATTCTGATTTAACTAAACAATAAGATAAATTTTTAATACCTATATCAAATGATAATATCATTTTAATTAATTAATAAATAACAATAAATAAAAAAAAATTGAATTATTTTGTATTATAAATAATATTTTAGTGTATTTTGTATTTAAATAACATTTGTATATTATTTAAATATTTAACATACTTATATAATTATCTATATAATCATTAATATTTAATTATTTAGTTGTAAATTATAATGTTTCCATTAGATTCTGTATTTCAAAATGCTAAAAAACTTAGATTAACAAGATATTATCTAGGTTTTAACTGGATAGATATAGATGATACAGAAGATTTGTTAATTAAAGAAGGTTTTACTAATATTGATGAACGTACTAAAGAATTAGAAAAAGAATTAATTTTATTACAAAATTATAATTATAAAAATAACTTATCTTGTTTTAAAAAATTACATAATAAATTTAATAATAATAATAATATTAATAATATTAATATTCAAAAAAAAGATAATTTCTTAATTGTAAATGATGATGATGATATTATTAATGATACGATTGATAATTTAAGTTGTGATAGTGATATAATTGTTAATAGTGATATTGATAGTTATAATAGTAGTGATAATAACATATCTGATGATGATGATAATGATAATAATGATAATGATGATGATGATAATGATAATAATGATAATGATGATAATGATAATGATAATAATGATAATAATAATGATAATGATAATGATAATGATAATGATAATGATAATGATAATGATAATGATAATAATGATAATAATAATGATAATGATAATGATAATGATAATGATAATGATAATGATAATGATAAGAAATCTGAAAATAAAAAGAATATAAATAAGATTAAAATTAAAAAAAAGAAAAAAGTTAGAAAAGAAGATAATATAGATGAAATAATGCAAGAGATTAAAATAATTGAAAAAGAAAATGATGAAAAAACCAAGAAAGATTTAATAGAAAATGAAGAAAAATATAAAGAGATTCGTAAAAAACAACATTATAAAAGTATTAAAAAATTAAAAAATAAAGTTAAAGAACATAAAGATAATGGTAATTTAGATATTATAGAAGCAAATCTAAAAACTAAACAAAATAATATTCACGAATATTTCTTTCACTTGAGAGAAGAAACCTTTTCTGAAGAACACACAGATATTAATTTTAAAAAATGTTTAATTAATTTAATTATAAATAATAAAAATAAATTTGATAATATTTGTAAAATAATTGGTTGTGAAAAAATATATTTTGATGAAGAATTTAATCTCTTTAAATTATATGTAAAAAAAGATGACCCAGATAATTATCAAAGAATTATAAATGCAACTATTTTAATATCAAACGTAGTCGGTAAAATAAGAGGCAATATTAATAAAGCAACAAATTATTTTAGAAAAACTGCTTTAGTTATGTAATATTTATTATAAAATATATTTATGTATATTTATGTATTTCTTTAAGATTATTTAAACAAAGATTGTAATTATTAGTTCTTAAAAATTTATGTAATGTTAACATAAAATTGTACCAGAATTTATCAGAATTTTTATAAAAAGTATTAAAATCTAAATTTTGATTTTTTATTAAATTATTATCTTGAAAATTGTATATATTATTATTTATAAATTGTTTGTATTCTTTGTCTTTTTGTTTATAGAATTTTTCAAGAGCATTTATATATTTAGTTTTAAATAATTCATAATTATTAGAATGCTTTAAACCTACATTATATTCTACAATATAATAGAATTTTTCTATATAATAATTAGGTATATGTTGTATAAAATTAAGTTTTTGATAATTAATATATGGATTACATTTAATTAAATATTCTTTTTCTAATAAAATATCATCTGTGTTATCTACAAAAAATATTTTATTAATATCTAATGCGTCTTGTATATTATATCTTGTTTTTAATACATCAAATAAAATTGGTTTAATATGATTTATACTTTTTTTATAAAAATATTCTTCGTATGTATTATTGTTTGAATTTTTTTTGATTTGTTTAAAAATTTTAATATAATCTCTTGTAAAAATAGGACGATTAAATTTAAATTGTATTATATTTTCTAATTCAGGTAATAATATACTTATCCAATCTTTTTCTGATGCGGTGTAAATAAATATTTCAATATTTTCATATTTTTGAATATAACTTATAAATTGTTTAAAATAAGGTCTTAACAAAGTTGAATCTAAATTTTTTCTTAAATTTTTTTTATAATTTGTTAAATTAATTTGTTTCATATTACTTTTATTTAATTCATTATTAATATCTTTTAATATCATCCATTCTATTCCATTAAATGATATATCTCCTATTATTGTATGGTCTAAATCAAATATAAATACAATAGGTTCATTCTCTTTTCTGTAATATTTATCGTCATATTTATTCATTATTTAACTATTATTAAATATATAATTCTATTTTATTATTAATAAAAATATATTAAGAAAATTTTTCAATTTTTTATAAATATAAAATATAATTGAAGAACATTAATTAAATAATTTAAAAACTAGATAATATAATAAATATAAATTAAAAATTTTAAATATATTTTAGATATGTTTGTAATATCGTTTCAAAAAAATAGACTTATAGGAGGTTTTGGTGATAGAATTGTTGGTTTAATATCTGTTAAATTAATAAGTAAATTATTAAATAAAGATTTTTATATTTTATGGGATAAAGAGAATATAAAAGAGTATTTTGATTATGATAAATATGATTATGATATAATATCAAGTGAAATACCAAAAATGATTAAAAGTGGTAATGATATAAAACTAAATAATTGTATTGATAAACAAAAAAGTTTTAAAAAATGTTTAATGAATACTAATAATATTGAAGAATTTTTTCCACATACAATAAATTATTTTGAAGTTAATATGGAAATTTCTCAATATTTATACAAAAATAAATTGTTTGAAAACAGAAATTTTTTAAATGATATATTTGAGGAATATAGTAAATTATATACGGATATATTTAAACCGACAGATTATTTGATGAATAAAATAAATAATTTAACATTAAATAAAAATAATATTGTTGGAATACAAATTAGATGTGGTGATTGTTATATGATAACAAATAAAAATGAAAGACATAAAACAAACAATCATGAAAATGTGGGAGAAAAATTAGTGAATATAAGAAAAATATGTAATGAAAAATATGGAAATGATTATTATGTATTTTTTACAACAGATAATATTGGACTTTTGAATTATGTTGTTAGAACTTTTAATAAATCACAAATTATTTATAATACAGATATAATACAACATTTAGATAGAAAATCAGTTAATAGTGATATATCTAAAATATTTGTTGACAGTTATATTTTGTCTCAAAAAACCGATTTATTATTTGTAAGTTTTAATAGTAATTTTGGAAGAATTGCTGGATTAAGTTGTAATCATAATAATATTTATAATTTTGTAGATAATACTAAAATTAATAAAAAAGATTTATTGTCAAAAGAAGAAATGTTATTTTAATTATTTTTGTTATTTTAATTATTCTAAATTAATTTGCTTTGAATTTCTTGATAAGCATCAAATAAATTAATATAAAGGTCATATGGTGATTTTTGTGGAACAAAAAATTCATCGCGTGTGTCTTGGTTGATTGCTATATATTTTTTTAATTCAATACTATTTTCATCAATTAAATGTTTGTATAAAATATTTAATTCTTTTTCTAAGAATTTTAATATTTTGTTGTAACAGCTATTAACTTTTATTTTTTGATAACAAATAAACATTTTATCTGTTTTATAATTAACTAAATGTTTAGTGTCTACAAAGGTTAAATAGTTCCAGAATTTAACTGCATCTTCGTTCCAAACTTCATTATAAATAATGTTTTCAAAACCTTCTATAAGATAATTAATAGTAACATTTTGGTCTGTTTTTAATCTCAAACTATTATTATTTTTTTTGTAATGACCTTTTAAATCATATTTATTTATATAAGATTGATAAATTTTATATTCTATTTTTTGTTTTAATTTATCATCAAAGTTTTTAGTAATATTATTATTTTTGTTATTATTTTTATTATTATTTTTACTATTATTATTATTATTGTTATTATTACAAATATTTTTGTTTAAAAATTTGTCAATAATAAAAACGTGACCAGGAAAATGCATAGTTTCTTTTTGAGTAAGATTAATTTTATTACTTTTATCCATTGTATTATTAGTGAGTAAAATATAATAAAAAAATCTATTATTTTCGGGTACAGATAAATTAATTTTTAATTCATCTAGGATGGATTTTGATAATAATTTTTTTTGTGATAAAGAATTTAATTTATTAAATCTATTTTTAATAGAATCTACATCACAATATTCTATTGTTGAAATATTTTCTTTTCCACTTAATAAATAAGTTAATACTACAGCAGTGTTTAAACATTTCGTTGTTCTCATATTAATATGATAACCGTCTATTTTATAACTACATAATTGAACAAAAGAATCTAAATATTTCATTATAATTTCTGTAATTTCACAATTATTATAATTACAAATATCTCTATTCATTTTAATTAAATTTAATTTATTAATATTTAATTTATATTTAAAATATTTAAATTAAATAATTTATTAAATTAAATAATTTAGTTTATAAATAAAAAAAAAAAGATTTATACTATTTAAAAAGATGATTAAAACAGTTTTAAATTCAAGTTTACTTAAAATTGTATTAATTCTTTTAGCAATTGTTATAATGGGTAATTTATTTACATCAAAATTTGTTAATAAAAATAATGTAGATAATTTTGAAACATTATCTGAAGAAAGAAAAAAAATGGATGATTTTGAAAATAAATTAACTGAAATTAGTACAGAAATATCTAATTTGACAACTGCTATAGATAATATTAATGATAGACTTAAAAGAGATTTTTTTAAAGTAAAACCTAAAAAAAAACAATCTAAAAAATCTAAACAATCTAAACAATCTAAACAATCATCTGATGTTGATGAAGATAATGAAAATAATGAAGATGATGAAGATGATGAAGATAGTGATGATGAAAATTATGAAGATGATGAACCTAAATCTACTGTTGAAAAATTTGCTCAACAATATGTTAAAGGGGTTTCAAATAATTTTGTAGGAGATTATATGATTTTACAATAATAAAAAAATTTTTTAAATATATATATTTCATAGAGTATAATCTCTAAATACTTTTAAAAAATAAAATAATTTTAAGATATTTTTGTTAAATAATTAAATTAATTAAATTAATTAAATTAATTTATAATTTAAATTTTATTAATATCAATAATATTTTTGATTCTATGTTCGGGTTGAATATATTTAATACCAAGAAATTCAAAGATATCATTTTCATTTTTAAATTGATGTTCAACAAATTCTCCTTTTTTTTCTCCATTAGTATATTTAAGACCATATTCATTAAGTCTATATCCTTTGCCTAAACAATAATTACGTAAATCTATATTAAAATCACCACAACCAGTAAAATAGAGGAGAGTAAACGGATATGATTTTTGTTCTGAAAAAACAATATCAATTCTTCTATAAATATTATTCAATTTACAAATACCCATAAATTTTTTATCACCTAATGCCAATGTCTCTACTATATATTTTTTATTTTTAAGTTTTTTTATAATATCATTCAAAATAATTTTATTTTTTGAATCATCATTTGATGAAAACAAAATATCAATATCACCACTTGTTCTATTTTTACGACGATAAGAACCTGTTATTTTATATTTTAATTCAATATCTTTCAATTCTGTCTTTGTTTTAAATTCTTCTTTAATCGTATTAATCTCATTATTAATAAAATTATCGTGCTGTTTCATCTCATCATAAGGAATCCTTTCAAGCAAATCATCATAATATTCTAATCCTATTTTTTGTTTTTTATTCAAAATTTTATTATCTTTATCTGTTTCAATCCTTCTTTTAAGCTGATTGATAGAATATATTTTATCTTTTTCATATAAATCATTTGCCTTCTTAAATCCGACTCCATAAATATTTTTAAAATCATTTATTATTTTGTGTTTTTTAATTGTAACATTATTAATATTTATTGGTGTTTCTATATTATTACCAAAAACACTAATATCATTAGATTCAATATAACTAATAATTCTTTCTTTAATAGATGATTTTTTAATTTTCATTTCTTCAAACAAATTATTAAATTCATTCAATGTGTTTAAATCTTTGCTATAATTTTGAATAGCATTAATAAATTTAAGATAAGATTTATATTTAAAAATTTGGTCTTTAACACGAATCGCAGAAAGATTTAATTGATTCAATATTTCATCTTTAATATTATTTTCAGTTGATTCATTAATAGTCACCATATTATTATTCATTATTAATATTTATTAATTAATTAATTAACTTGTTTATTAATTTAATTACTTAATTAATTCATTATATAAAAAAATTTTTCAAATTTTTATTTTGAATATAGAAACTCTATATAAACTATATAAACTAAAAGAATTAATTAATTAATAAAAAAAGAATTAATTAATAAATAAAAAAAGAATTAATTAATTAATAAAAAGAATTAATTAATTAATAAAAAAAGAATTAATTAATTAATAAAAAAAGAATTAATTAATAAATAAAAAAAGAATTAATTAATTAATAAAAAAGAATTAATTAATAAAAAGAATTAATTAATAAATAAAAAGAATTAATTAATTAATAAAAAGAATTAATTAATAAAAAGAATTAATTAATTAATAAAAAGAATTAATTAATTAATAAAAAGAATTAATTAATTAATAAAAAGAATTAATTAATTAATAAAA